ATGGCTGGTGGAACAAACAAACTTAGCGACGCAACCCTTAGAAAAATGCTTGGTAGGGAAAGCCCTGGTGATAATTTTTACGCTGATGGTGATGGCCTGAGCGTTAAAGTGACAAAATCAGGTGCTATGACCTGGGTATTTGCATATCGTCTTGGTGGACGTAGTGCCAAACCACAGCGGCTAAAATTGGGGAACTACCCGGACATGCCTCTTAAGTTGGCGCGGGAGAAGCGCGATCAGTGTCGTGCATGGCTGGCTGACAGCAAAGATCCTAGACATCAATTAAACCTCACCACTTCTGAAACTCTCAAACCTGTCACGGTAGAGGATGCTCTCCGTTATTGGATTGCCGAGTATGCGACCGACAATCGCGCCAATGTGAAACGGCATAAAGCCCAGCTCGAAAAACACATTTACCCTTATATCGGTGCTCTGCCACTTTCACAGTGTGAAACCCGTCACTGGCTGGAATGTTTTGATCGAATGAAAAAAGATGCACCAGTGGCCACCGGCTATGTTTTTCAGATGTGTAAGCAGGCTCTCAAGTTCTGCCGAGTACGCCGGTACGCTGTTAGCAATGCTTTAGACGACTTAACCATACCTGATGTTGGTAAAAAGCAGGAGAAAGGCGATAGAGACCATACCGACGAGGAGATAGGGCAACTCTGGAAGGCTAGCCAGCAACTTAAGTTTAAACCGTACTATGCTGCCATGCTTCGCCTGCTGGTGGCATTTGGTTGCCGCTCCCAAGAGGTGAGATTATCTACCTGGTCAGAGTGGGACTTAAAAAAATGGGTATGGACGGTACCCAAAGAGCACAGTAAAGGGGGCACAAAAATAGTTCGCCCAATACCAGACGTCATAAGGCCAATCATTGAGGGGCTGCATCGCGAACACAAAGACAGCGGTTTACTTCTTGGTGAAATAAAGCAATCAAGTGCTGTGAGTGCTTGGGGCCGACTGGTCTGGAAACGCTTGGGCCATGCTGAACCTTGGTCACTTCACGATATCCGACGAACGTTCGCCACTAAGCTAAACGATCTGGGTGTTGGTCCACACGTCGTTGAGCAATTGCTGGGCCATATCATGCCGGGAGTCATGGCGGTCTATAATCTTAGCCAATATATGCCGGAGAAACTGGAGGCGTTAAATATGTGGTGTGAACGCTTAGGGTTGCTTGCGGGTGAACATGAAAACGTTATTTTGTTGCAGGTGAAAAAATGAATAGAATAAATTCAAAAATAGATTTGCCGAAAGAATTTAACTTAAATAAATATAGCACATTATCAACAATGTCTGACAAGGACTTATTTAGGCAGATTTATAGGCGACAGGAATGCTTAGAGGGGTTATGCAGTTATGATTCCAGTACATATTTTTTAGAACATGGTGAATTATTACCGCAACCTTTTGATAGTCGAGATCCTTTCGATGAGTTTGACATAACTATACCAGAAGAGTATTACGAATTTAATGGTGGTAGAGAACGGTTAGATAAATATAAAAAGAATATAGATACATCAAGAAGAATAAGTAATGGATATGGATTACATGGGGTTACACGACATCAGATATCATTTCTATCGGAAAGTACTGACACTATCGGTAGTCGGGCTGGGATGTCTTTAATAATTAATAATGAAGAAATTAATAATATTTTAGAGTCGGGTGATGAAAATCACGGATTGTTAATGGCAAGAATGACTGACTCTATTAGTATGGTAACTGATGAGGGCTTATTATTAACTGTAGATTTAACAATACCAGATGAGTTTTTAGTTGATGATTTTAAAAAGTTACTACCTATTTGGCGTAAAGAGATTGGCATTGAATCTGTAAATATTACTTTTAATAATTCATGGGATGTAATAAGAAGGAAAATAATAGATTATAACGTTATTCCATATATTGATTTAATGATATGGTCGATAGACAGTAGATGTAGTATCTCCCAAGGAGTGCTAGCCGTATCCCTGTTTCCTAATGGAGAAAAAGATGTATTTGCAATAGCACAAACAGTCAAGCCGTTTGTAGATAAACTAATGAATGAAGAGTCTTTAGAAAAATTCCGCAGAGAAATTTCTAAATAGTTTAATTAATAGATTTTTTACCAATTAAAAAATAGTTGTTTTCTTACCATCGCAGAGCTTAATTAATTATTAAAGAATGTCCTTGTCGAACCAATATAAACAAGGGCGTTTTTCTATGAACAATCAAATAACCAATCTAGACCGCACCGTTCGCGAACCTGAATGCCGTAAATTAACAGGGCTATGTCGAACCACACGTTATCTAATGGAAAGAGAGGGCAAATTCCCAGCACGCCGGAAACTTGGTGGTCGTGCTATTGGCTGGATGTTATCTGAGATTCAGGTATGGCAGCAGAACCAGCCTAGAGTAACCACGGATAAAGCGTGTGAGGTGGAACATGCCAGATAAAACAAAAGCGGCCCTGCAAGGCCGCCAATGTCAAAACACTTATATAAACCACAACCAGATTAGCATATCTGCTGGCCCCATTACGAGAGTTGCAGATATGCAACTCGGTCAAGAAATGAACTATGGTTATAAGTTAACCGCGCCATTGGCGCAGTTCAACCGAGATACGCGCAAACTTGCTCACACCGGAAATTCTACGCATTTAAAATCAATCGCTGGCTGGTGGGTGTCTCCAAATCTGGATAGACCTTTTTACACCCAACCTATAGGCGTATGCCTACTCCCTCTGTGGGGGTCTATGGCAATGGCTGATACCCAAAGAAGGAATTCCGGCTTAGCCGAAGGGGAAATACCACCCTCGAAACAAAATCAATCAGTCAGCTTTGCTTTCTTGCGCTGGCGGCGTTTGATCTCGCCTTTAGCTGCCGTTACGAGAAAGCCAGCAGTACTCTCTCCATCTTCCTTTAGCTGCTCAATATCTACCATTACTTCATGTGGAATTCGAACAGTTGTCATTTGTGATTTTGCGTTCTTTGCACCCGTTGCCATTACTGGATCTCCATACGTTAGGTGTATGTCAGTATACGCAAAAATAATAATAAAAAAAGGCTTGAAGTGTATTTCACTTGAGTGTAGCGTTAAAAGTCAAGGTGACATACACCTTAAAATAACGAAGCCCGGAAGTGTCTCACCACTAACCGGGCCTCTTACCACCAACGATAGAATGAGTATCGAGGTAGCTATGTTAAATCATACCCAAACTCGCCCCAAATATCAGTATCGTTTTCTAGCCCTGCATCGTTCAGATCGCAGTGCTGCACCCTGTCGCTTATCGGTTGAGGCTTTTACTGAGAAAGAAGCGCGTCAGGTTCTGTCTGCTCACTTCATCCTTTCCCTTGCTGCTCGTCTGCCAGTTCAGGAGGTGCGCCATGCGTAAATCAGAAATGACGGCGGTTATGTCAACTCTCCAGCAGGCGCAGAGAGCAAGCGCGGTCATTCGTGCACTTCGCTATTCACTTTGGGAGCTTTCCAGCCATGAGATTGAAACATTGCTTGAGGTTTCTTCGGAGTATGCCGACTCAGCAACCGAATGCCTGATCAACCTTTCTGGCGAGGAGGTGAGCCATGCGTGAACTAAAACCCAATGAGCAGATAAATGTGCTGAGTGCCGCCATCAAAGATATGGACTGCCTGTCACAGCAAGCATTGTCGGAAATCGTAGCCATTACTGATCTGTTGCTGCACTGGATGGAGTCCCCAGAATGTTATCAACGCATGCATATGATGGCCGACGCGCTAAATCTCATCTCCTACAGGGCGCAGGAAACCATTGAGAATGTTGGGCGTGAAGCGGAATTAGTGGGTTGCGAATACATCGATCATGACCGTCAGCGCCGCCTAGTAGCTGCGAAAAAGTACAAGATGGGAGGGGCTGACCATGGGTGATATTTATCATGTTCTTGTAACTCATGATGTTAGCAAGGTATCTGACGAGAAGTTAGATGAGCACAACAGTATCTACTGTGGTGCCAGTATGGCTATTAATTCTGCGATACAGGTTATCGGCAATCTGCTGCTGGAAGTTTCAGAGAGCGAAGGATATTCAGGGGAAGAAGCTATGCGCGACCTGCATTTAATAGGTTCGGTACTCAGACACCTTCCCCGCATGGCCCAAGCACTAGAGCAAAACGGTAGTTCTATTGCGTTCGAGCAAGAGAAGCGCAAGGGGGCCAAAAAATGATTAGCACATTGAAATTTAACGAATTGGAAAAGCGCGTTGCGGCCCTCGAGCTGGCACTAACTGCCATGCAACGTAAAGGCTCAGTACCGGAAGGAATGGCACCTCTTACCACTCTGGCGGCTGAAATGGGGCTATCCACCTGTAAAGCGGAAGAACTGGCGAGAAATTGTGGTGTGATGATAATTCGTCATGGCAATGGTCACGCAGTACATGAGGCGAAATTCCGTGAAGCGGCGCTGATAATTATCAAGGGTGCCAAGCGTAAATACGGTAGCAAGTACTGGTATCACCCGCTGATCGGCAAGTTCACCATGTCAGCGAGGCCACAGCTATGAGTAAGCCACAGAAGACAAGCGTTAACCAATGGCCCAATGAACTATTTTCCTGTGTTTATCGTTGGGTTAATGGTCGCCCGATTGAGAAAGCGGTGGTAGCAAAGGCCATACTACAAACCACAACGGGGACACCTCTCAATTGTCTGGCCGTAAGGCTGGGATCTTTCGCGATTGGGACAGTTACGCCGGAGTGGTTAGCCGACAATGGCTTCCATTCAGCCAAATCACCGGAATACGCACGGGAGAAACGCGAAGCGGTGGTACTGGAGTTTATCAGCCGTCCTGATCTTGTGGCTGTATTAGCCAATGCCGATCGCATTAACTCCCTGTTTAATGTTGTTCCCGCTGATGAACCCGCCGTAATCCCGGCACTTAACCAAATGGGGCCAAGCCAGCGCGGTGAGGTACTTTTGGCCCGTTATGACGGTGATTTAGCCGTACATGGTGATTCGGACACTGTACACCACTACAACGGCATAATCTGGCAACCTGTTTCAGATAAGGCGCTGTCGCGTGAGATGGCGGCAATATTTATGGAATCGAGGGTTCCTTACTCCATGCCAGCCATGAAGAACGCCGTTGATACCATGAAATTGAGTCTGCCAATAATGGGGACCACAGCACGCAATCTGATTGGGTTTAGCAACGGTGTATTTGATACCCGAGAGGGGTTATTCAGAGAACACCGGCAAGAGGACTGGTTATTGATTGCCAGTGATGTGGAATTTATTCAGGCAGAGGAAGGGGAATCATTGGCCACTCACTCTCCCGCATTCTGGAAGTGGCTTAACTGGTCAACGGCCGGTAATGCTCGGAAAGCCGATCGGGTACTGGCAGCACTCTATATGGTGATGGCGAACCGGTATGACTGGCAGCTATTTCTTGAGATAACCGGCGCGGGTGGTAGTGGTAAAAGTGTACTGGCGGAGATCTGCACCATGCTGGCAGGGAAAGCCAACACCGTATCGGCCAGTATGAAGGCACTCGAGGAGCCAAGGGAAAGGGCGCTGATAGTCGGATACTCTCTTATCATCATGCCAGATATGTCCCGCTATGCTGGTGACGGGGCAGGGATCAAAGCCATTACCGGTGGGGATAAGGTCGCGATAGACCCGAAACACAAAGCGCCTTACTCGACACGGATCCCGGCTGTTATTTTGGCAGTAAACAATAACGCCATGTCATTCAGTGACCGAAGCGGCGGTATATCCCGACGTCGGGTTATTTTCAACTTCTCGCAGGTTGTGCCAGAGAATGAGCGTGATCCGATGTTGTCAGAAAAGATAGAGGCAGAGCTGCCGGTTATCATTCGCCACTTACTGACACGCTTTGCAGATCAGGGAGAAGCTAAACGGCTTTTGTTCGAACAGCAGAAATCAGAAGAGGCGTTGGCTATTAAGCGTGAAGGTGACTCGCTGGTGGACTTCTGCGGCTACCTAATGGCATCGGTGCAGTGTGACGGCTTGTTTATCGGCAATGCTAGCATTATACCGTTCAGCCCACGGAAGTACCTGTACCACGCCTATCTTGCTTATATGCAGAGTAATGGGTTGAGTAAGCCGATCTCACTTAACCGGTTCGCTACTGATATGCCGGGTTCAATGGCTGAGTATGGTAAAGAGTACATCAGGAAGAAAAGTACCAAAGGAAATATGCGCTCCAACATCCGGCTGGCTGATGATGCCGAGGAGTGGCTACCGGCTGCAACAGGGGGTACAGAGTAAAAGTTATTGAATAAGTCTCCACCTGTCTCCACTCAGTTAAATAGATATTATAAAACATATAGTTAATGGGTGGAGACCTTTAAATGGAGTCTCCACCTAGTCTCCACCTCTCCACCCATTTCTAAAAAGGTGGAGGCATAGAGTGGTGACTTACGGAGACTTAAAACAGGAGTCACCACCCATTATCATAATGATTTATATAGTGAAAATGGCTTGGGTGGCGAGGTGGAGACTTAAAAGCATAATTTATTTTTATAAGTAGTGGGGTCTGATTGGGGAGATCCAAAATGAATACTATGTTTTTGCTAATGGCAGAGTTTGAGATGGCGGTTATACCTCTGTCTGTGATTGCAGATAAATACCTGGGTATGAGTCCGGCCACAGCAGACAAGAAAGCCAATGCGGGAGATATGCCAATACCCACCTTTCGCATCGGAAATACACAAAAGTCCCCTAGAATGGTTCATGTGCAAGATCTAGCTGACTTTATTGATGAGCGAAGATGTAAAGCCAAGAAGGAAATTTTACTATTGAGGCGATAAGTATTTTAATATCAATTAAATAAGTTTAGGGTAAGTAACGGATATAGGTGGTGTAGCAGAAATAACAAAATAATATACGAAGATGGTTTATCAAGAAATTTATCTTTCTCATATAAAGAGGTGATTATGGATCGTCTGTTGGAAATTAAACGCCGTGTTGATGATATTAGTGAAAACTTGAACGCTATGTATCCGCGGTTTAATACTGACAAAGCCATCAGCAATAAAGTTACTGAATTAAAAGAATATGCTCAGTCTGCTCTAAAAGAAATTCAAGGCCAGCTTAAACGTGGTGAATTAACTGAATTTGAGTCAAATTTTCTGGAGCCTGCTATTTATGATTCATATATGAAGGGTATTGATAAGATCAGAAAAGGTGCAAAACCAAGCCTAGAGTTGAGTGATTTAATTTTTGAAACGGACTCGACTATTAGTTATTGGCTGTGTGCTATTGAAAAATACAATAATAAAGTTTTGTAAATTACTTGTTCGTAGTTGTTTGTATGCGTTCATTTGTAATTCTCTATATTTACACTTTATTTTTCATGTATATGTTGAATGGTGACACTCCGACGGGAGCCGTCACTTTAGCCGTTTAGCGCCCACCTTTCCGCACTGGAATTCTGTTAAATGGCTTTACCTTTTAAGTTGGTTTCCCGTCTGTATTCACACTTACGGAAACCACTATGAAAAAATTGTTAGAGTTACGCCAGAAGAAAGCCGAGTTAGCCACGCAAATGCGCTCACTGCTGACCAAGGCCGAAGATGAAAAACGCAGCCTTACCCCCGAAGAAGCCACCCAGTTTGATGAAATCCGTGCTCAGGCAGATGTTCTGGTTACTGATATCACCCGTTATGAATCCCTTGCTGATGAAGAACGCACTCAGGGCGGTAAAGCCAAGCCTGTAGGCGATGGTAAGAAAGTGACCAACGACGAGTTACGCCATTACATCATGACCGGTGAAACCCGCATGTTATCCACCACCGTGAATGAGAGCGGCGGCTATTCGGTTATCCCGGAGCTGGACAGTGAGATTATGCGCATGTTGGCTGATGAGTCAGAAATGCGCCAAATTTGCACCGTCAAAACCACCAAATCCAACGAGTATAAAAAACTTGTGTCCGTGGGCGGTGCGGCGGTAGGTCGAGGCGTAGAAGGTGAAGCCCGTACCGAAACCGCGACGCCTAAGCTGGAAGAGGTCAGTATCAAGCTGAACCCTATCTATGCTTACCCGAAAACCACGCAGGAAATCCTTGATTTTAGTGATGTGGATATCATGGGCTGGTTGACCGAAGAGATCAGCGACACCTTTATTGAAACCGAAGAAACCGACCTTGTTAACGGTGACGGTACTAAAAAGGCTAAAGGCTTCCTGTCTTATCCTCGAGCTGCAGCCGGTGACCGTACTCGCCCATTCGGAACGCTGGAAAAAATGGTTGCTGCTGGTGATGCGCCTACCGCTGATGAATTAATTGATTTGGTCTTCAAACTGCGCCGCCGCTACCGCAAAAATGCTGTATGGGTGATGAACTCCAACAGTGCCGCCATGCTGCAAAAGATTAAAAACGGTAATGGTGATTATATCTGGCGTGACCGTCTACAAGCTGGTGATCCGGATATGTTGCTGGGCCATCCAGTGCGATATCTGGAAAACATGCCCGATGCAGAACCGGGTAAACCGGTCATTGCTGTAGGTGACTTCAAGCGCGGCTATTTCATCGTCGATCATGAAACGGGTACCCGCACCCGTCCTGACAATATCACCGCGCCGGGCTTCTACAAGGTTCACACTGATAAGTATCTGGGTGGTGGGCTGGTGGACTCCAACGCGATCAAAGTTCTCGAAATCGCAGAGTAAGCAACAGGGGCTACGGCCCCTTTCTTATCAGGGAGTTTACCAATGAAAGATACCGATTTTGAGATCCGCACCGCCAGCTTATCCACCAGCGATAAAAAGTTAGTGGGTTATGCCGTGAAATGGAATAGCCGCTCAGAAGTGCTGTGGGATGAGTTTGTCGAGCAGTTTGCCCCTAATGCCTTTAAAGCCAGCCTTGCAGCCGGTACCGATGTTCGTGCTTTGTTTGAGCATGACTATACCGCGCTGTTAGGTCGCACCCAGTCAAACACCCTTGTATTGAGTGAGGATGCTACCGGTCTGCGTTTTGAATTGACCCCACCCGATACCCAGTTAGGCCGTGATGTGCTGACCATGGTTGAGCGTGGCGATATATCAGGCATGAGCTTTGGTTTCCGTGCATTAAAAGACCAGTGGGACAGTACCAAACAGCCTTATGTCCGTACTGTTTTGGCGGCAGAACTACGGGAAATCACTGTGACCAGCTTACCGGCCTACCGTGAAACGGATGTTCAGATTGCTAAGCGCTCACTGTTAGCCCAGCACCCGGAGCTGGTGGATCTGTCTCTGCGTTCCCATTGGGCTTATCTGGCGGGGTTGTGATATGTGGCCGTTCAAACGTAAGACCGAAAGCCGAGCAATGACCATTGATGAGTTTATGGCGCTGGCTGGCATCCCCAATACGGGAGCCGGTGAACATGTGTCTGCTGCTACTGCTGAATCTCTGCCGGCGGTTATGAATGCTGTGACCGTTATCAGCGAAGCTGTGGCCTCGATGCCGTGTTACCTGTACCGAGTTCAGAATGAGAAAAGAGAATGGTTATCGGAGCATCCGGTTGATTACCTGCTGAATGAATACCCGAATGACTGCCAGACGCCTTATCAGTTCAAGCGTACGATGATGCGCCATTGTCTGTTGAACGGTAACGCCTATGCCGTTATCGAATGGGGCAAGGATGGCAAGCCGCAATCACTGCATTCTTACCCACCTCGCGCCGTGGTACCCAAGCGCCTGAGTAATCACCGATTCGCCTATACCATTACACACCCGGACGGCACGGTCAAAACGTACCTTCAGGAGGAAATCTTGCACCTGCGACATGCGACTGAAGATGGTTTCCTTGGGCGTTCTCCGATAACTGTCTGTCGTGAAACGGTTGGGCTTGGACTGGCTCAACAACGTCATGGTTCGTCGGTGATGAATAACGGCCTGATGGCTTCCGGCGTATTGACAACCAGTGACTGGTTAGACGGGCCAAAAGGCGCTAAGGCACTGGAAGCACTGGAGCGTTACAAAGGCGCACGCAATGCCGGTAAAACGCCGATTATCGAAGGCGGCATGAAGTACGAGCAGTTAGGCATGAGCAATCAGGATGCTGAGTGGTTGGCGTCTCGTCGCTTCACCATTGAAGACATCGCCCGGATATTCAACATCAGCCCGATATTCCTGCAAGAGTACTCCAACAGCACCTACAGCAATTTCAGCGAGGCGAGTCGCGCTTTTCTGTCTCAGACCTTGCGCCCCTGGCTAACAAATTTTGAGCAACAGGTTAAAGCCTCTCTGCTGGTGGCAAGTCACCCGGTTCAGGTTCGCTATCAGGTGGAGTTTGACACTGCCGATTTGCTACGGGCCAATCCTCAAGAACGTTTCCGCAGTTACGAAACCGCCATTAAATCCGGCGTGATGTCTCCGAATGAAGCGCGTGAGCGTGAGGGGATGCCAGCGTATGCCGGTGGCGAAGAATTCAGTCAGGCATGGAAACAAACGGTTCAGGTGAAAGCGGCTGACGATAAGGAAGTTATATGAATGATTCATTGATTACGCTGGAAGAGGTGAAACTTCAGTGCCGAATTGAACCTGAATTCACCGAGGAAGATAGTCTGATCAAAATTTATATTGATGCCACGTTGGAGGTTTGCCAGCGTCATATTGGTAAACGGTTTGATGATGGATTGGAATTCACGCCAGCAATGAAAGTCGGTTGTTTGATGTATGTGACACAACTTTATGAAAGTAGATCAATGGTTGCTGACCTTACGATTAAAGAAGTCCCACTGACCATATCTCACTTGTGGACGGTATATCGCGAGCCGGGGATTTACTAATGCCAGTCCATCCATTGAAACGTTGTAGTTATCCCGGGTGCCGTGTACGTGTGAAGGCTGGCCGCTGCGCTGAGCATAAACGTGAAGCTAGCGCACAGGTGACAGCCAGCCGCGGCACCCGCACCACGCGCGGCTATTCCAACCGTTGGGGAAAATACCGCCTGATGTACCTGAAAGCCAATCCCTTATGCGTTGATTGTGAGAAAAAAGGCTTCTATATCCCGGCCAAGATAGTTGATCACATCATCCCGATTGATGGCGAGAGTGATGTGTTGTTCTGGCCCGCCAGCAACCATCAAGGGTTGTGCGCCAGCTGCCATAGCCGTAAGACCACCACCCAAGACCCACTAACCAAACAGCAGCGTAAAGCCGGTAAGTTCAAGCCCCAAGAGGAAGAAGCCTCCCATCGCTGGGACTGGATATACGAGGCGGGTAAGGAGTAACAAGTCATGACGGAACAAGAGCAGAATCAATTGGTTAAGTCACTGATTAATAGCCGTGAAAGGTTCAAGCGGACACATAATAAAACGCCAGAGCAAGCCATGACGCGGCGCACATCACAGCGTGATCGGGACATCATGGATTCATTTCGAAACCGGTGACGAGGCGCAGGGCAAGGGGTGGGGGAGGTTTGAGGACAAAACTCCTCTCCGCTGGAACCACCCGCCCCCTCAAATTTTTATGCGCGGCACTTTTTTTCGTAGCAGTAAAGGCACAGGAAACAGCAATTTATGGCTAGACCACCCAAAGCCCCCACTTATTTAGATGAGATTGCTACCGTCGAGTGGAAGGCAAGAGCAAAGCAATTGATGGAGCGCGGCGATCTGATTGATGCTGACTGGCGTAACCTTGAATTGTATTGCCTCAACTACTCGATGTACCGCCGCGCCGTGGCAGACCTTGCGACGCATGGTTTTTCGGTTGAAGGTTCACGTGGTGCCACCACGACCAACCCCGCCTTGAAAGCCAAGTCTGACGCCGAAAAAATCATGATAAAAATGTCCTCGCTGATGGGCTTTGATCCAGTGTCTCGCCGTCGTAATCCGGTGGAAGTTGATGAGGAAGACGCGCTTGACCGCTTATAATCAGTACGCACTGGAGGTGCAAAGTGGCAAAATACCCGCCTGTGAGCGGCTAAAACAAGCGGTAAATCGTTACTTTAACGACCTAAACAACCCACTTTATGCGTTCGACAGTGCCACTGTAGAGCGCTTTATTGCCTTCTCTCACCTTTGCCCCCACGTCAAAGGTCCATTACGGGGCCAGCCTATCGAGCTGGAGCCGTGGCAACAGTTCGCCTTTGCCTGTCTGTTAGGCTTCAAGGTGGCAGCGACAGGCCGCAGGAAGTACCGCAGTGCTTACATTCAGGTACCCCGCAAGAATGCCAAATCAACGGTAGCCGCTATTCTGGCTAACTGGTTTCTGGTGATGGAACCGGGCCAGCAGGATATCTACACCGCCGCCGTGAGTCGTGATCAGGCGCGTATCGTGTTTGATGATGCCCGTCAGATGAACCTTATCTCAAAGCCCTTGAGAAAGCGCCTTACTATCCAGCAGCACAAAATGATTTATGCCAAAACCAACAGCCTGTTAAAGCCACTGGCCTCCAAAGCCTCGACCATTGAAGGGACGAATCCCAGTCTGGCGGTGGTGGATGAGTACCATCTTCACCCGGATAACGCCGTTTATTCAGCGCTTGAGTTGGGAATGGGTGCCCGGCCAGAAGGGATACTCTTTGCTATCACCACAGCGGGTAGTAACGTGGTTTCAGCCTGCAAGCAACATTATGATTATTGCTGCCAGATATTGGCCGGTGAAGAACAAAACGAATCGTTGTTTGCCTTGATCTACGAGCTGGACGACGAGAGCGAAGTTGAGCAGCCGGAACACTGGATTAAGGCTAACCCTAATCTGGGCGTTTCTGTTGATGTTACGGCACTGACTGACACCATCAATAAGGCGCGGGGCATTCCTTCGCAATGGGTCGAAATGCTGACAAAGCGTTTTAATATCTGGTGTCAGGGCGAAACGCCGTGGATGGGAGCCGGTGCATGGGATGCCTGTAAAGCCGATTACAGCGAGGATGATTTAGCCGGTCTGGAGTGTTACGCCGGGTTAGATCTGTCTTCAACCAGCGATATTACCAGTGTGTGCTACTCGTTCCCGGTTGAGAACTGCGTATTGCTACTTACCCGTCACTATATCCCCGAAGCCCAGTTGAATAATGCCGCCAATAAGAACCGGGCTATATATCGGCAATGGGTTAAAAGTGGCTGGATACGCCCCACACCGGGCGACTGTATCGATTATGACCGCATCCGTGATGATGTGTTGGCTGATAGTCAGCGGTTCAATATCAAGCTAACGGGGTTTGATACGTGGAATGCCACTCATCTGAGAACACAGCTACAGGGTGCCGGTCTGGATGTCGAGCCGTTCCCGCAGACCTACATGAAATTTAGCCCGGTTGCCAAGTCTGCCGAGGTATTCGTTAACCGCAAGGTGATACAGCACAATGGCGATCCGGTCTTAGCCTGGGCGATGAGCAACGTTGTGATGGAAACTGACGCAAACGCCAATATCAAGCCGAACAAGAAGAAAGCCGCCAACAAGATAGACCCAGCTATTGCCTTCCTGATGAGCTTTGGCACCTACCAGATTGAGCATGAAGATTTTGCGTATACCCTGAGTGAAGAACAGCAACAGCGTCTTAAAATATTCAATGGCATCTAA